CTACGTATAACATGGGATCCATATCCCACCACAAATGTCACAACGCCTGGATTTTACAACACAGTTTCGGCAGTTATTTTGGATTTAGAGGAATCTCATGAAGTTGAGTTGGTTGTTCCATTTCACAGTCAGTATTACGCGTTAAGATTGGCTAAGAAGACTTTTCCAACTACTTTGGCTAATTATGATTCAACAATGATGAATGGATATATCAACATTACAGTTTTGAACACTGTGACGACTCCTAACAACACAACAGATACACCGGTTCCCATAAATATTTGGATTGCCGGAGGAGAGGATTATCAAGTATATGCACCTTGCAATAGGATAGGGAACGCCACGTATTTTCCCGCGTCTAAATCGTGTGGGAATGAAACTAAGGTTCCTCGTCCATTGATGGTTGCTGGAGAGTGCGTCATGGATATCATGACGTTAGTCAAGCGAGAATCGCCTTCTTTTGCAATAGCCCGTGTTACTACTGCTACTCCAACTTTGTGGTCTTTCTGTGATTTTGATAGACCTGTTTTTAGAGGTAAGAAAGCTACGGGAGCAGCACGCTATATAACAACGGGTCCGTCAGCAACAAGTTATGATTATGCTAATAATAATTTTCTGACTCATTATGAATTGTGTTTTGCAGGACGCAGAGGGGGTTATATTGTGAGATATCAACCTCTTTTTTCAAAATACAATTGTAACGTACAGTTGAAGGATTATGATTACTTGTCTGACCCGACTTTGAATATGAGCGCATTTTCAATTGATCTGAATACAGTTGCTAATGTTAATAAAACTCCGCTGCTAGGCATATATGGTTTAGGACCTGCGGCGACGGAACATGAAACGTTATCAGGGACAGTAGCTGGCAGGAAGCCGTTTTATAATATAAATGCAGTGTTACCTAATTATAAAGGGTTAACAAATTGGGGGAACGCAGGACCGTTTAATGAGCTGTATGGACCTATGCATCAAGTAACGTGGACGGCTATTAGCGATGTTTCAAATTTTAATCCCACTGTTATGGTCCGATATGTCGCAGCCGCTGAAGACTACCAATTGCTATTTTATTGTGGACCTCCTATTGTATATTTTAGCAGTGATCCAAATCCAG